ACAGGACTAAATAGCTCAGTATACAAATCAAGATTATATTTATCTTGCCTATGTGAGCCTAGATTTCCTATCATATTAATCTGAAAAATTCCATAAGAAGAATCTCCAGTTTTGGCGTTTCCATTAAATGCAAATGGGCGACCATTAGATTCTGCCTTAGAGACTGCCCAAGCAGTCCTTAGAGCTTTTCCTTTGAACCCTACTGCCTTAAGTAATTCAACCAACTGGCTGTCAGTTAAACTTGTCGCATTTTCGTACTTGCTCAGTATTTTTTCATTTTTATCTATAGAAAGCAGAAAAGCCACCTCTGGGGTGGCAAAACTATCCTGGCTCTGTTTAGATAAATTATTATTAGTTGCATGAGACGGTATTGCCCCAAAAACATGGGTAAATAAAATCCCAAGACTAATTACTCCTACAAGCATCTTATTGTTTTTCAAGTTTTTCCTCCTAAAATGCATATGACACCATACGGTGTCATACACCTAGTATAACACAAAACTACTACCAAGTAAAGTTTCTTTTAATGCTATAATATATAATTATGGCATCTGGAGAAACAGCAGTATACGATTTTCCTTATCCTCTACCAACAGACAGTGTTGATGTTGCTGGAGATATTCAGGCATTAGCAGAAAGAATAGAAACAGTTCTTCCTACTGTATTTTTGCCTTATGCAGATATGCAAGTTACAAATGATAGCGGAGCATCTATAACAAAAGGAGATCCAGTATATATTTCTGGATATAGTTCAATAACTAATAAACCTAATGTAACAAAATCTATCGCATCTAATATTAATACTTTTCCTGTTATTGGAATATCACAAACAACAATGTCAAATGGATCAGACGGTATTGTTATTATAAGTGGTGTCTTTCCAGATATAAACACAAATTCATATTCTGCTGGAACTAAATTATATGTTGGTACTAGTGGTGGATTGACTTCAACACAACCAACATCAGGGTCTGCTGTTGTTGCAATAGTTTCACATGCTGCAACTAGCGGTACATTAATTGTTGGATCGTTTAAAGGTAACGGCACTTGGGGATCACTGAAAGCAGGTCTATCATAATGAGTGAATATAGAAATCAAAAAAACATATCAATAGGATCAGAGCCACCACAATCAACTTGGACTATTGTTAGTGGAGATACCGCATCTTTTAAAATGTATGTACAAGACGATTCTGGAAATCCTTTAATAATTTCAGACTGGACAATTACAATGAGTTTTTATAGACCATCAACAGAATCAATTCTGTTTTCTATTAATCCAGCAGCAGATCCAGATGATGGCCCAGGAGAGTTTACTGTTTTTCTTCCTTCAGGAGATACAGAATTACTTGAAACCGACGATGAATATGATATTCAACTAGCACTGCCTGAAGACGCTATTGTATGGACAGTTTTGCAAGGTAAGGTAAAAATAATTCAAGATATAACAGACTAATGGCAAAAGCAACAGTTCTCGTATCAAATAAAAAACTTGCCAAAGTTATAAAAACAAATAATGAATGCAAGTATGAAGTAATATATACCGACCCATTTGATATGAAAGTAAATCCATATGGAGATAAAAGATTTTCTGATGTTATAAATGCTTGCAAAGCATATATGTCTAAAATTATCTATAGTCCTCCAATAAATTCAATATTGATATATGATGTTCCTTTTAAGGTTAGAATTAAAAATATAACGGTTCCAGGGTATACCCCGTCAGATGTTCCACCTATTGGCATAGCAATAATAGGTTTTAATAATTATATTTTATGATATAATCCTTAATATGGCTATCCTTCCAGTTAACCAATTAAAGTCAAAGTTTGAAACAGGCGATAGGCCAACAGGTCAAGACTATGCAGACCTTATTGACACAACTTCATTTAGGGCAGACTCGCTAGGTGGCGATGGAAATAACGGGGTAGTTATAAATGGAATAGAGTCTCCAACAGTATTTGATACTATAGATACTTCCGTATGGAGAACAGTAAAATATCTTATACAACTGTCTCATTCTGGATCTTCTGCCTATAGAAGTACAGAAATAAACCTGGTTTTTGACGGTACCAATCAAAATATTACAGAGTTTGCTAGTGTAGCAAATACCCTTGATAATATTGGAAATATAGCAGCTAACTTAAATTCTGGTACAATTAGCATGACGGTGACACCAACACTAAGTCCTATGACCATACGCTACTACCGTACTGGTCTTAAGGCTTAACCCAAAGGAGTAAAAATGGCCACAGTAGATAAAGCCTTTAGAGTTAAAAATGGACTTGCAGTAGAAACTCGTCCAGCAACAATAGCTAGCGCTAATATTCTTGCAGAAGATTCTCAATCTAACGAATATATTCAAGATTTAGCAGGAGCAATGTTTACAAATGGTACCTATACAGGTATTACATTTACATATGATGATATTAATGGTGTAGTTAATGCAGCAGTATCTGCAACGCCAACATTTTCAGATAGAATTATTTTTGAAGGATTAACTCCAGATGATTATGAGACAACTCTTCTTGTTACAGAGCCAACTCAAGATGTTACCGTAACACTTCCTAATCAAACAACAACTCTTGTTGGTAAAGATACAACTGATACTTTTACAAATAAAACTTTTAATACTGCAGCAACAGGAAATACACTTCAGATTTCAGGAAATACAATTAGCTCATATGTTGGTTCAGGATCAAACGTTGTACTAAGTAGCTCTCCAACAATCAGCACACTTTATGTTTCTAATGGATTAAATGTTACTGGCGCTACAACTGGATCTACACAAATTGTTGCAGCTAATACAGCATCAGGAGTTTTAACACTTCCATCAGCTACTGGAACAATTGCTTTAACATCAGATATTCCATCTTTGAGCGGGTATGTAACAGAAACTGGAACTCAAACACTAACAAATAAAACACTAACATCTCCAATAATTAATGGTGTTGGATTAATATTTGAAGGTGCAACAGATGACTCTTATGAAATAAATGTTGTAGCAGCAGATCCAACATCAGATACAACGCTAACACTTCCAAATGTAACTGGTACATTTATTACAACAGGAGATACTGGATCAGTAACATCTGGTGTTCTTGCATCAGACTCAGTAACTAATTCAAAACTTGCTAATGATGCAGTTGATACAGCAGAAATAAAAGATGGTGCAGTAACAAATGCAAAACTGGCTGGTTCTATAACTAATGATAAACTTTCAAATTCAGCAATTACAATCAATGGAGTTTCTACATCACTTGGTAGTTCACGTACGCTTGGAACAGATGATGTTGCTGAAGGATCTACAAATAAATACTTTACAGATGAAAGAGCACAAGATGCAGTGGCAGCAGCTATAGCAGCTGGTACACAAACAAATATTACAATCACATATGATGATAATGCTGGTTCACTAAGCTTTAATGCATCTGGTGGAGTTTCAAGTTTGTCTGGAACAGCTAATGAAATTGAAGTTTCTGCTTCAACTGGTGCAGTAACAGTTGGCCTTCCAAATGACATTACAATTGCTGGAAATATTACAATTAATGGAACACCAACTAACTCTAATCATGCTGTTACTAAAGGATATGTAGATGCTTTTGCAGAAGGTCTTCACGTACATGCTTCTTGCGTAACAGCAACTACAGCTAACGTTAACTTGTCAACAGATCTTGAAGCTGGAGATATTATTGATGCTGTTACTCTTGTTGCTGGAGATCGTGTTCTTGTTAAAAACCAATCAACTACATCAGAGAATGGTATCTATATAGCTTCTACATCTGGTGCAGCAGTTCGTGCCTCAGACTTTAATTCATCTGCTGAAATACAGGGTGGTGATTTCGTATTCGTAACTGGAGCTGCGTTAAGTTATAATAAAAATACTGGATGGGTTCAAGTAGATAAAGTTACCACAGTTGGTACAGATCCAATTGAGTTTATTCAGTTCTCTGGTGCTGGTACATATACAGCTGGAAATGGTTTAACATTAGAAAATGGAACTCAGTTTGTTATTAATACTGCAATTACAGCAGATTTAAATAGTGCACAAACATTTACAAATAAAACATTAACTAGCCCAACAGTATCTGGATTATATTTATCAGATAATAATATAGTTATTGAAGGTACAAATGATACCCATGAAACAACTTTAACTTTCACTGATCCAACATCAGATCGTACTATTACATTTAAAGATGAAAGCGGTACTGTAGCATATACAGCAGATATTGAATCCGCAATAGATGGATTTGGTAATGCAGTAACTGGTAGTACAGGAATAAGCGTTGCATATGCATCAACTTCAAATACACTAACAATTACAAATACAGATACTGGTTCTGCACAAAATATTTTTAAGAATATTGCAGTTGGAGCTACCACAATTTCAGCTGATTCTAACAATGATACTTTGACACTATCTGCAGGAACTGGAATTTCACTACAAGGTTCAGCAACATCAGATACTGTTACTATAACTAATGATGGCGTAACATCTTTGTTTGGTACTGCAAATCAAGTAATTGCAACTGGATCAACTGGTGCTATTACTTTATCTCTTCCACAAAGTATTGCTGCTACATCAAGCCCAACATTTGCTTCACTATCTGTTGGATCAGGATCAGTAACTGCAGGATCAGTTACACTTGCAGATGCTTTAATTGGTACTGCAACTACTAGCATTTCTGGAACAAGTGCAACAGTTGTTGATACTTGGTCTGCTTCTTCATATCGCTCTGCAAAATATATTGTTCAAATGATTAATGGAGATGATATTGAAGTTCTTGAAGTACTTGTAACTGTTGATGGAAATAATAACGTATATCTAACTGAATATGCAGATGTTCAAAGTAATACACAACTTGGTACTACAAATGCAGATTATTCAGGAGGAGATGTTAGATTGCTTGTAACATCAACAAATGGAACTAGTGTAAAGGTGCATAAGACTCTAATAGAGGTATAACTTGTGTATCCGAGGGGATAGGGAACTTCGGTGACAACTGAAAACAAAGATTTTAGAGTCAAAAATGGCTTAGTCGTTGAAGGTAGTAATGCTACCATAAATGGAAATCAAGTTCTTACAACTGCAAGTTCTATTGATTCTCTTCAAGATGTAAATTTATCTGGCGTACAAAATACAAATGTTTTAAGTTATTTAAATGGTGTATGGATTCCTGTTTCTGATGTTGGTTTGCAAGGAGTTCAAGGAACAACTGGTACACAGGGAACAGCTGGTCCACAAGGATTAAATGGAATACAAGGTGCTACAGGTTCACAAGGCGCTACAGGTGCACAAGGAACAACTGGTGCTACAGGTGCACAAGGTTCCACAGGTTCTCAAGGTTCTACTGGCACACAAGGAACAACTGGTGCACAGGGCACAACTGGTTCTACAGGTGCACAAGGTGCTATAGGTTCTCAAGGTTCTACAGGATTACAAGGTAGTGTTGGCACACAAGGAACAGTTGGATCTCAAGGTACACAAGGCACAACTGGCACACAAGGCACAGTAGGTGCACAGGGTACAACTGGAGCACAAGGTACAACTGGTTCACAAGGTACAACTGGTTCACAGGGTACAACTGGTGCACAGGGCACAACTGGTTCTACAGGTGCACAAGGTGCTATAGGTTCTCAAGGTTCTACAGGTTCTCAAGGTACAACTGGTTCTCAAGGTACAACTGGCGCACAAGGAGTACAAGGAAGACAGGGAACAACAGGTTCACAAGGAATACAAGGACCTACTGGTAATTTTGGTGGTGAAACATACGATTATAACTATAGTACAACCACTACAGCATCAGACCCTGGAAGCGGGTATATAAGATTTAATAATACATTAACAACAGCTACACAGCTTTATATAGATGATATAGATGCAAATAATGCAAATGTTTCTGCAGCATTAGAAACAATTGACGATTCAACTTCTACTATAAAAGGAACATTTAGATTATCTGATCATAATAATACAGATAATTATGTTTTTTATCAAATAGTTGGAACACATACTGATAATGGAACATGGTATACAGTTCCAGTAGCATATGTTTCTGGTACAGTTTCAAGTTTTTCAAATAACACATTATGTGCAATGACCTTAGCTCGTGTTGGTGATAAAGGTGATACAGGTGCACAAGGATCAACTGGATCTCAAGGTACAACAGGAATTCAAGGAACAACTGGACCACAAGGAACAACTGGCTCTCAAGGTGCAACTGGCTCACAGGGAACAACAGGCTCACAGGGTTCAACTGGCTCTCAAGGTACAACTGGTTCACAAGGAACAACTGGCTCTCAGGGCACAACTGGTTCACAGGGAACAACAGGTTCACAGGGTTCAACTGGTACACAAGGATTTACAGGAAGCCAAGGAACAACTGGAACACAGGGTTCACAAGGAACCACTGGAACACAGGGTGCAACTGGTTCACAAGGCACAACTGGTTCTCAAGGAACAACTGGCTCTCAGGGCACAACTGGTTCACAGGGAACAACAGGTTCACAAGGAACGCAGGGTATACAAGGAACAGGTTATTCTGGTGTCACATCAACTACATCAATAGCTATTGGTACTGGATCTAAAGTATTTAATACATCATTAACAGGTGCATATGTAATTGGAGAACGTGTTCGTGTAATTAATACAGGTACTCCTGCCAATTATATGGAAGGTCAAATTACTGCATTAACAGCAAATACAAGTATTACAGTAAATGTTGATTTAACAGGTGGATCAGGAACATTTACTGCTTGGACATTTTCAATAGCTGGTGAACGTGGAATACAGGGCACTACAGGTTCTCAAGGCACTACAGGTTCTCAAGGCACTACAGGTTCTCAAGGTACTACAGGTGCACAAGGTACTACAGGTGCACAAGGTACTACAGGTGCACAGGGCACAACTGGTTCACAAGGAGCAACTGGTTCTCAAGGAACAACTGGTTCTCAGGGCACAACTGGTTCACAAGGAGCAACTGGTTCTCAAGGAACAACTGGTACACAAGGATTTACAGGAAGCCAAGGAACAACTGGAACACAAGGTTCACAGGGAACTACTGGAATACAGGGATCCACAGGTTCACAAGGTACAACTGGAACACAAGGTGCGACTGGCTCTCAAGGTACAACTGGTTCACAAGGAACAACTGGCTCTCAGGGCACAACTGGTTCACAGGGAACAACAGGTTCACAGGGTTCAACTGGTACACAAGGATTTACAGGAAGCCAAGGAACAACTGGAACACAGGGTTCACAGGGAACCACTGGAACACAGGGATCCACAGGTTCACAGGGTACAACAGGTTCTCAAGGCACAACTGGTTCACAAGGGCTAACTGGAACTGGAACACAAGGTACAACTGGTATACAGGGAACAACTGGATCACAGGGTACTCAAGGTATTTCTGGAAGTGGCGGATCAAGTCTAACTGTATCAGATACTCCACCTTCATCTCCAGTACAAGGAACTGTTTGGTTTGAATCAGATACTACTAAAACATTTTTATATTATGATAATTTCTGGGTTGAACAAGGAAATGCTATTCATACTTTGGGAAATCTTGATGGTGGAGCGCCAGACTCAGATTATGGCGGTATGTCACTAATTGATGCAGGTACTGTATAATAGGTTGAGGAGAAAAAATGCCAATTCAAATTCAGTATAGACGAGGTACAGCAGCACAATGGACAGCTGCTAATACATTATTGGCTGCTGGAGAACCAGGATATGAAACAGATACTGGTAAATTTAAAGTAGGAAATGGGTCTACTAGCTGGAATTCTTTAGCCTATGCATCTGGTATTCAAGGGACAGTTGGACCAAGCGGTAGCGGTGGTGTCCCATATGCATTTAGTACTACAACTACTGATTCAGATCCTGGAAATGGAATAATTAGATATAACAGTGGAACAATGTCTTCTGTTAGTTTTATATATATAGATAATCTTGATTCTTTAGGAAATACACAAACTGGTTGGTATGATACTTGGGATGATTCAACAACTACTGCAACTCGTGGAACAATATATTTGCTAGGAACTAGTGTTGGCTCTACTACATTCAATGTTTTTACAGTTACTGGAGCAGTAACTCCAACTGGTGGAGCTACTGGATATTATAAGATACCAGTTTCATATGTTTCTGGATCACTTCCTACTAATACTGGATCATTATCAGTAGTTTTTTCTAGAACTGGGGATCAAGGTATTCAAGGAACTACAGGAACTCAGGGTTCTACTGGAACTCAGGGTACTCAAGGAATCCAAGGTCGTTCATTTTTAGGAGTTACATCATCAACATCTGTTGCTATTGGAACAGGCTCTAAAACATTTACAGTTTCAAATACTGGTGCATTTCAGTTAGGAGAGCGTGTTCGTGCAGCAAATACAGCAACACCATCTAACTATGTTGAAGGTTCTATTACATCAATTACTGCAGATACAAGCATTACGATTAACGCTGATGTTTTCGGTGGATCTGGTACTTTTGCAGCCTGGACATTTAGCGTTGCTGGTATTCAAGGAACACAAGGACCACAAGGTACAACTGGTTCACAAGGCACAACTGGTACACAGGGTTCAACTGGAACTCAAGGAACTACGGGATTACAAGGATTACAAGGCACAACTGGTATTCAAGGTACAAGAGGTGTAGCAGATGGAACTATTACATTTATTATTGATGGTGGCGGATCTGTAATTACAACAGGTCTTAAAGGATATTTAGAAATACCATTTGGATGTACTATTACAAAGTGGACAGTATTAAATGATGTATCTGGTTCTATTACTATTGATATTTGGAAAGATACTTATGCTAACTACCCTCCAACTGTAGCAGATACAATTACTGGTTCTGCAAAACCATTAACAACTACTGCTACTAAGGGTCAAAGTTCAACCTTAACTGGTTGGACTACATCAATATCTTCTGGAGATATTCTTGCATTTAACGTTGATAGCGTAACATCTGTTACAAAAGCAACTATTTCACTATCAGTATCAAAGGTTTAATATGATTGAATATACAGAAGATCCTACAACAGTAATTACTGATAAGACAGAAGAGTATACAGAATATGAGAATACTGATGGTAAAAAATGGCGGGTATATGGAAAATGTATAGCATGTGGATTATGTGAAAACAAGCCATTACAAATACCTTCCACAGTAATTGAAGAAAATAGAAGAATTTTTACAGATGGAACAGAAGAGATTTGGACAAGAAAATTAATATGGTCTGCAGAACCAGGAAATGCTGGGGCATGTATAGAAGAAGGATTTGAAAATCGTAAAGATATACCAATGACGCCAGATTTTATCAATGAAAATGAAATATGCACTCTTGAAGGTGTTTGGATAAATGGCAACTAGATTATTTTTTAGAAGTTTAACAGCTGGTGCAGCAGGAGAGCCTCAAAATTTTCCAACTGCTGGAGATAAATCAACAGCACTTCCAGTTGGAACAGATGGTGGAGATTTTAATGAGTCACAAGAAATGATTTTAGTAAATGCTACATCTGGAGCGGGAACTGCTTTAACATACTCAAGTGCAGCTGTATCTACACAGCAATCTGCAGTAATAGCAAGGTTTTCCTCTAGTCAATTAGCAGCACAAACAATCTCTGCAAATACATGGACAATTGCATACTTAGCAGATGAATCAAATGCTGCTGCAAACGCATTTTTATCCCCAGTAGTTTATGTATATAGACCATCTACAAATGCAGTCGTTGGATTTATTAGAGATTCTGCTACAACAATAGGTGTAGAGTTTGCAAATACACTACAGACAGTTACATTTTCAGGATCTGCAGTTACTGCACAAGCTGGAGACTTTTTGGTATTAGAGGCATGGAATGTTGCTACACAAGGTATGGGAACATCATATACAATAACCTTTAATACATCTGGAACAACTAGCCCTACATATTTAGAAACACCACAGAATTTAATATTTTTAGATACAGAGTACGGATATATAATAGATTAGGAGGTAGGACATGCCAGCAAATTTTCCAGATAATCCATCTGTAAATCAACAGTTTACAGTTGATGGAATTACAAGACAATGGACTGGAACAGTTTGGGCTATAGTTCCTACTACAATTCAAGGTGTTACAGGGGCTACAGGTGCTCAAGGAATACAAGGAATAACAGGCACACAAGGAACTACAGGTTCACAAGGCACTACAGGTTCTCAAGGAACCACAGGAACACAAGGAACTCAGGGTATACAGGGAATACCAGGACCAACAGGTGTAGATGCTGTAACTACTCAAACTGGAGCAACATATACTTTTGTTTTAACAGACAAAGATAACTTAGTTCGTGGAAATAGCGGATCAGCTCAAACATTTAGCGTTCCAACAAATTCAAATGTTGCTTTTGCTATAGGCGATGCTATAAATGTTGTTCAAATTGGAGCAGGACAGATAACAATTAATGCTGTAACACCAGCAACAACTACAATTGCATCAGCTGCAGCAACATCTAATGCTCCAAAAACTCGTGTTCAATATAGTATGTTAACTTTAATTAAAGCAGAAAATGAAGTTTGGTATGTTACGGGAGATATTATTTAATCCAACACATTCCAACATCTGCAGTTGGTCTAAGTCCAGACTCTTTCCAATCTTTTTCTTCCCATTTATCTTTATTAGCAATTATCCAGTCATCTAATCTTTGATCATTAATATTGAACCATTCTTTTGGTTCTTGTAAATGGTGTTCAATAAACTGAGGACCTATTTCTGTATATCCAAGATTTTTTAAATATTCTATTTGAGATTGATGTTCTCCAATAGTAACATTGGTCCATTCAAAAGTTAATGTTTTATATTTTTTAGTTATTCCACGAAATACAGACCATTCTGCACCTTCAACATCAATTTTAATTAAGTCTGGTATTCCATAAATATCTACTAAAGAATCAACTGTTATTGTTGTAGCTTGAATAGTTCTAAAATTTTTACCCTTATATGGCATGGTATCTGAAGTAAGCCATTCTTTATTTATAGTAGATAAACCATCTTCATCAGCTTCATAAAATTCTATTGTTTGATTATTACTATCTGATACTGCAAACTTTAATGGTACTACGTTTGGATTATAAATAAAATT